TTTGGTTTTTTACTCCGGCTGTTTGTTGAGTTCAGAAAGGTCTTCATTGTTAATAGTGGGTATGTTTATTTGCGCTATTTGAGTTTCGTCGTGTACGAACGAACCTAGGTTTCCTATTGACATAGGCGCTTTTTCCAGTTCTGTGATTCCGGTAATTATGTCGAATTCTCCTAATAGGAATAGGGTGTAATCCTCCGGTTGATTGTGGAACTGGTGTTTTTCGTCGTTTACTGCTTGCGTTACTGCCCTAATGGCCAGTGCGTTAGCTAAGTAGAACGGCGTTATGTGTGCGACTGCTTTAGAGTCGTATATTGAAAAGATTTTTAACTTTGTCATATTTTTTCCTTTTAGTGAGTACTACGGTTGAGTGAACTGATTTGAGCTTTTTTTACTATTTCTCTTACTAACAGTCGTGCTTTAGTTTGGTCGTGGAGTTGTGTTTTTGACTCCTGTTTGCGTAATTGTTTTAGATTGATAAGTAGCTCTGGGTCTTCCTGCTCGAGCAGGTAATCGTAGTACCTTGGTGATTTTATTTTTTTGCCATTTAGCACAGTGAAGTCTCCGGGGTAAATGTCTTTTTTATATTTTTCATACCATGATCGCCCGATTCCGGGCTTTCTAGACATGGTTATGTATTCTGGCGTTTTTATACTTATTTCGCCAGTTTGTTTATTTATTGCTGATTCGTAATGCTTAAGTGCTTGTTTTCCTGTGACTTTTTTCATTATGTATCTAGCTGTATATGCTGCTGATGCGAAATTTAATTCGCCCAGGTAGCAGTTACCCATAGACCATACCTGGTCTAGGGATTCGGACGTATAAAGTTTATCGCCATTTTCGGTATTTTTATAAAATACCTTGTCGTCGGGATCGTACCCGAACATGCAAGCATGATAGTGAGGGCGGCCCAATTGGTCGCCATATTCTCCACAGTGGAAGAATCTTATTTTTAGTCCGGTGTTTTTTCTGAGCCTTTTCATGAACTTTTGCCAATGTTTAACGTCCACGGAACCCGTGGGAGGCAAATTTTCGTTATTGTAGGTCAGAGTGATGAAGGAGTTTTTTTCGTGCATTTGGGATTCGTGTACACATCGAATAGCCCACTGACGTGATTTTTCGAGTCGGCAACCTATGCATTGACCGCATGGTAGATCGATCGATTCGCCCGCTCCGCTGAAGGCGATGTTGTGTTTACCGTTTATGCCGGGCTCTCTAGAGCGGAAGGCATGTAACGGGTGGTAGCAAGGCATTAAAGCCTTATTCCGCCTCTCATAGGGCGACCACTGATGTTTTTCTTATGAGTTTTACTCGCTGTACGGCTGAACAGCTTTTTAGATTTAGACCTCTTCATTTTTGATCGTCGCATCGTGATGCTCCTTTTGACGTGACAAGGGTGTCACTTGGGACAGTTACAACAAGGTTCAACTGTCCCTATGGCTGAGAATATTGATTGTAGAACATTCTACAGCTTTTGCAACATATGACACCCTAGGTGTCTTCTGAGGGCGTATCCGCCGGTTGCAGTATTTCCGCCACTTCTTCTGCTAGCGTGGCTGATTTCGGCTCTGGTGAAGCCGTTAGGCCTATTTTTACCATTTCCTCTTTGTTTTCGTCATTTTGTGCGAATTCTAAGAATTCAGCCGGATCGTTAGCGAACCGTTTTCTGATCGATGATGGTAAATCATTGAATATATCTTGGCCTTTTTTCACTAGATCGAGCGAGTCTCGAAAGTCTAGTGCTGATGCGAATCCATATTCGCCTGAATGTCTATTGTAATGAGTAATAGCTCCTGTTTTCTGAAACTTAGCCATTATCTTGTTTATGTCACATTCGTCGCGCATTGATTGCTTTGTAAGTGACGGGCCGCCTACTGGCGGTTGTACTCTTGGCCGTTTTGCGAGTTGTTGTGCGTTCATCTTGGAAGACCTCTTGTGATATTTATGTTCATGGGTTTGTTAGTGTTATTTATCGTCCGGGCATAGCCGGTACGGATTGATTCTCGATATGTTCTATCTGATGCAGTTCTAGCCGAATTTGGATTCCTTATTAACGCTTCTGCTGTTTCGGCTGCATTTGTTTTTAGGAGACCCATAAAGGCTCCCCATGACTTTTCATCTCCTTCGTAGATGGTTTTGCGCGTTTGCGCTGTTATGAGCTTATTCGTAGCTCTTAGATTTTCCAGATTCTGAACTATTGCTGCTATTTGCGCGGCTGATGATACTGCCGGGCCTAGTTCGTCAACTTGGTGTGCCATTGCTCCGCCTGGACTTGATGATCCTCCGCCACCCGTGGCGGATAGGATCGGATTGAGACCTGCCATTTTTAGGTCTGCTACTTCGCGCTGGTGCGCGGTGTTGGACATTCTTTCTTGGAAGTCCATTTGGACTTTTGCCGCTTGTTTCTGAGCGGCGTTAAGTCTTTTAGCTCCTTTTGTAGAGCTTTTTTTACCGAAGAGACCTCCCAAAAGGGAGGCTCCTGCGGATATTAGTGAGCCAGCTATTACTGGGGCTACCATAATGATTTCCTAAAAGTGATCTATCATTCCGGGTACGCCATATAGTGGCATTGGTCTAGCACACCTCATTTGAAAATAGGTGTCTAGTATAAAGTGCGGTTCAGATGGAACCGCTATTACCCTATCGACTGGCGGAACGTCTTTAATGAACGCCGCATCGAGTCCGGGTAGTGCGGAAAAGTCCTGTGATAGATGCCAAGCATCTAATGTGCCAGTGGCATTTGATCGGAACTTTCCTGTTATTTGAGATTGTTTATATCGGTATTCTGCATAGCGTTCTTGGTATCCGAATACTAGATCGTCGTCACCCGTTCCTTGAGTATATATTTCCTTATTTAGTATTGCTTGCTCTCCGATATTGGATAAGGCTGGCCAGAAGAAGTCATAGCGCGTTGAACGCGAGAACATTCTTGGCAGTCCTTGTTGGTATGTCAGATCTGCCCTTGCTGATATTAGGCCTAGTATAATGCAGTGCTCTGTAAATGACTTTACGAAGCCATGCCCTGACATTGTTGCGGTACCTATTGCTGCTAGGTTTCCTTGTGGTGTTCCTCCGCCTACGGCTTCGGTTGTTTGAGCGATTGGATTTACTTTTAATACTGTTGATCCTCCGCCTAAGTACTCCGGTCGCTGTAGTCTTGCATCGGGTGATGTTACCCCGAAATGCGCTTTTATTATTTCTGTATAGCGTGTCCCGCCTCTGGCGTCTCTCTCGAGAAGTTTCTGAATTTGGAACGCTTGTCTTATTTGATTTATTGTTGCAGCCGTTGCTGACGCTAGGTCTGCGTATATCATTGGTACTGAGTCGGTTTGTGAATCGACTTCAATGATTAGATTCGGGGCAGTTCCTACTGCTCCTGCGAATGGATAGGTTTTAGTTGTTACTCCGCCGGTTCCGTCGGTTTCTGTTACGTCCACGTTTGTTAATGCTGATACATCGGCTCCTGTGCCATAGCCAAGGCCTATGACCGGCGCGGTATCTCCCAGTGGAAGAGGAACTGAGTCTCCTTTCTGAGGCCATGGTAGTGCTGACGTGAAGTAGTCGTGTCTTTTGCCACGCCTTTGTATCGGGTAACTTGCTACGGCATCAGGGCCGTCGTCAGTTAGCCTGTGTGCTGAGTTAATTAAATTTTCGTCTCTGAACCATGTATTGTAAATCAGGTTATATGCCCTGTGATGCAGGACTGAGACATCTAAATTTTCTATGAGGGTTGGCATTCCAAAGTAATCTTCGAGTCCACCCTCTGCGAATCCACCGGCTACACCGGATGGGATTGTTGGAATTATGTAATCTATGCTATCGCCGGGGTGTAATTGTTCCCCGTTGAATTTTGCCCAATTATCCCAGAGTAATCGTATTGGTACTGCGAAGAAAAATGTTTCTAATCGCATGTTATCCATTACTGGGAATATTGGTGTGGAGAGTCTTGCCAATCCTGTCATTTGGCAATTGAATGTATCTCCCGGTAATGCTTCGTCGCATAGTATTGGGATTAAGAATCCCGCGTCGAAGGTTGTTTTATGACCGTGGGAACGGTCGAATGAAGAACGTTGTATCTCCGCTTTAGGTACTTCGGAGAATTGATGTTTCATGACTGATGGTTGGGTTTTCAT